ATGGTCAAAAGGCGGGTCAAGATCCGGAAAGCCAAAAACCTCTGGGATTGCTACTGGTATAACACCCGAGCCCGCATCTTCACCAAATACATGGCGGAGCCCAGCTACAAAAGGGCTACAGGAAAAAAGGGCATGGAGCTGGCCTCTTCCCTGCTCCTCTGTCTAGACCCAGCCGACGAATGGGCTCACCCCCGCCAGTCTGTCCGCTTTTTCCGTGGGATAGGCCAGATGGAGCTTTTCAAAAAACAAAGGGAGTAATTGAGTCATGCCAAACCACATCACAAACAAACTGACAATAATGGACGGGAAGCTCGGAAGCATCAAAGAGAGGCTGAAATACTATGTCTCCAAGGATGATGACGGCAAAGAGAGCATCGACTTCAACAGGGTCATTCGGATGCCCCCTTCCCTTCAAATCACCGCCGGCGGCTCGGTTGACGAGGCCATGGCTGCAATCAAGGAGGACACAAAGTTCTTTGCCGAGAGGTTTGAATGGTGGAGCGGCAAGGGCTCATGGCTTGAGACAGAGGGCATCAAAACCCCCAAGGACTTGATGGAATACAAGCGGAGGACGCTTTCCAAAGAGGCTCTGGAGGAAGGCAGGAAGGCCATCGAGAACCTCAAGAAATACGGCCACAAAGACTGGTATGGCTGGTGTTGCGACAAGTGGGGGACGAAATGGAACTCCTACGACACAACTTGGGATGACAGCGAGGTGACCTTCCTCACCGCTTGGGCTCCCCCCGATCCGGTCATCCAGAAGATGGCGGACGAGACCGGACTCACCATCCAGAACGAATGGTGGGACGAGGGAGACCCCGACAACATCGAAATCTCCATCTTCAGTCCGGAGATTGACGGGATCAAACCGGAATACGCCCCGATCCGCCGAAAGAGGAATTCAAACAAGCGATGGGTGGTCGCACTTCCATAAAACAAGAAAGGTAATTGAGTTATGACAGCACTAGAACTTATCAGATCGAAACAGAGGATGGAAAAAGCGGCCAAGGATCACGCCGAGGCCGTCAAGCAACGGCAGGAGGAGGAGGATGCTGAAAAGTTTGCCCCACTCAAAAAGATATATGAAGAGGTAAGGCATCTCCCCGCAAAGCCAAGATACAATCACTCTAACTCTTGCACCGAAACAATTAAGGGTATGTGGGAGAGCAGGCTCACTCCCCGCCACATTGAGTTCTGGAATGACATTGGCGGTGGAGGAGGGTGGAACCTTACGGCTGAAGGCGGAACAATCTACCTAGTCGATCACTATCGGGACATTGGCAAGACCGAGGATATCGAGGAGGCCAAGGGATGGCTGGTCGAGAAGCTCGCCACAATGCTGGAGGATGAGAAATGAGCATCTGCAAAAAGAAACAACAAACGGAAGCGATGAAATGAAACAAGCATTAACAAAAATAGTTAAACTGATTGAGGGCTGGGCAGACGATCAAAAACAAAGGCACGAAGATGTCCTGCTCAAGATTCTAAATACGGCATTAAAAGCCTTAAACCCGAAGCCGAAAAACAAGCGGGGTAATTAGGTATATGAAAACAATCAATCTGGACGGATTCAAGGAGCATAAGCCATCCCGCAAGAAGGGGGCGGGAAATAAACAAACAACAAAGAAAGGAAACACACACAAATGAAAACGACGCAACCAGCCGAAGCGATGACGGCCAAAGATCATCTTCGCATTAAAGAATTGTTGGAAACTATTTCGACGCTTCGTTCTGCTCTCGACGAGTGTCTTGACTTTGTTCAGCAGGAACACGACTACGACAATCCGAGCGGAACAACTGCTCGCCTCATGTCGGAAATTGATGAGGCGATCTGGCAAGCTGATGAGGTGACAAAATGAAATACTTACACGCCTTTGATCTTGCATCTTGCGTGGAAAACGAACACGAAGACTTTTACAACACGCCCAAAGGGGAACTTATCAATGCGATGAGGGCAAGGCTGTCCGGCCTAACGGACGAAGAGGTCTTTGATGCGTTTGGCCACATTGAAACTAATTGCATTGAAAACAAGGAGACTAATTAGATCATGAAAACAATCAATCTGGACGGATTCACCGAACACAAGCCATCCCGCAAGAAGGAACCCAAGCCCCTTCTGAAGGTCGATGGCAAGCCCGTGACAACCTTTGTGAAGGCCAAGCAAGCCTTTGACCACGCCGAGTCCGACCTTCGCAAGGCCAAGGAAGACCTGCTGGATGCGGCATCCCTCGAATTCTGGCGCATGAACCACGCCCGAACCACGGCTGGCGAGCTTCCCGCATCCACCGCCGAGATGCAGGGTGAGGACTGCACGGCAAAGATCACGATGGCGAGAATGTATCCCGCCGTCACAGGCGAGGAGGTTTTGTCGGTATTGCCCAAGCCAATCTTCGAGACTGCCTTTCAGCAGAGCTTCGATTTCAAAATTGATGGCTCCAAGCTGAATCCCGAAACCGCTGGCGAGTTTGTCACCGAGCTTCGGATGCTTGTCGAAAAGCACCGCAGTTCACAGGCGATCACAATCAAGCGTGGATTTCAGCCCACCGAGCAGTTCCACCTTGAGCGACACAAGATTCTGAAGCCAGAGCAGAACCTACAACTTCAGTCGGTTTGCCCTGCGAGAATCTATGTCAGTTGAATCAGCCACCACCCTGCTCACGAAGTCGCCGAGGCTACCGCTCCGACCCTACTCCTGCATCACGGCACTTCAGTTGCAGTCTTTTTGCGACTGGAGTTTTGAGCCGAAGATAAACGGATGGAGGTGCGTTGTGGATGCCGAGCGTGGAAGGGTGATTTCACGGCACGGCACAACCTTTGCCGAGTCGGGACACATACTGGACATAGTCTCCAACACGCCGACCCTTGCCGGTCTCGGTTTACTCGACTGCGAGTTCCTTGGAAGGAGAACCAAGGCTGGCAAGGGATCGGTTGTGGTGATGGATGTTATGGATTCCACCCTCCCCTATCTGGAAAGACGCACCATGCTCGACAGCCTTTGCGAAGTCCCGCTGGACGACATCCCCACAAACGCAATCCTCCGATTCCCCGCCTACACACAGGAACAGGCCAGAATGATCCTTGAGGATATGCGGGAGGTGAATGACCGCCGTTGCGAGGTGATTTGGGAGGGTTTTGTGGCCAAGCACAACGCCTCGCCCTACCCACGCAAATACGACCAGAACGAATGTCGCTACTGGGCGAAAGCCCGACTCCTCACCGCATAACAAACACGCCGGGTAATTGAGCCGTGAAGAGGCTCACACTCGGAGGATTCAAAAGAAAGTTCGGCATCACAGGGCTGGACGAAATCGACTCCGACCCAAACACCCTCACCGCCTACATCAAGACCCTTCGGGAATATGCGGACGGCGGGTGGATGGAGCAAACCGAGCCAGAAAACTTGGAAAACGGGATCAAACCCAAAAACACAGGGGGTAATTCTGGCATGAGATTAAGCAAACAACTCCGTGATAGGTGGTATGCACGATGCCTTAACATCAGCGTCAACGAGCTGGACAAGGAAAAGAAACGCTGGGAAACCCGCAGGGAGAACTGGGGCAAGCTATCCTTTGTCCGACACAACCTGAAGGCCAACAAGGTCAATCCGACCATCGAGGAAAAATACTTCGAGACCTTTAAGGGCGACCTTTGCTCGGTTGAGTTGGAATGCGTTTTCGAGAGTGCCGAGATGATCCCCAGCCTCAAATCCGTTGGACGCTACTTGGTCGACAAGGAGGATGACGGCTCCTTGGAGTATTATCCCCAGCGGGAGGATCGAAACAGGGACGAGGACAACGAGGACGAGTCGGAATGCTCGGATGACTGGGGTGCCGCCGAGTTCAAAGTCACCTTCCGGCACGAGCGTCCCCTCCGACTCCGATCCGTTGTGGACAAGCTGAATGCTTGCGGTGCGGAGGTGAACACCACTTGCGGAATGCACCTTCACCTCGACCAGCGGGGCATCTCCTCTGCGATGGCCAGCAAGCGAGCCAAGCGTCTTATCAAATGCCTTCCCGCATTGACGCAGATTGTGGCTCCCAGCCGTCTTCGAAATAGCTACTGCCATATCAACCGCCCGATCCGTAGGGGCGTGAACTATCGCCACCAGACCAACCGCTACTTGGCGATTAACCACGCTTCCGCCTACCTCGAACACACGACAACCGAGAACAGGCTACACGGCGGGACGCTGGACTTCTGGAAAATTATGGGATGGGTCGATCTGAACAAATGGATTATGCGGTCGGCCGAGGTCGATGCAGTCGCCGATGCCAACAGCCTACGCCATCCAGAGGGCGAGATTAGCGTCAGCTTCGATGACATGATTCGGTTCAAAACGCTCCCCGAAACGATCCGCAGTTATATGTGGAGACGCTATCGCCAGTTTCACCCCGCCGAGGCCATTACCCTTCGGGAGAAGTTGCTTCGGGAAGACCAACACAGGCTTACGGATGGCTACGCCGTCAGCTGAAAAACAGAAAGGATAATTAAGTTATGTGCAGACTAATTGGATTCAGCGTTGAGAAACCCCTTACGAAGGAACAGCTGGAAAAAATGATTAACACCAGCCGTGACCTTCTGAAGGATCAGAAAGACGGATTCGGCTATGCCCTATCGGGCGGGGAGATTGATGGCATCACCCATCTTCGCCTTGTGACTGGCTCCCTGCTTGGCTACGGATACGATCCGCTTGGCGAGTGGGAGTCAGTTGCCCGACCCACTTTCGACTCCAAAGGATTGGTCAAACCCTGCACGGCTGGATTGTTTCACGGACGGACTTCGACCAACGACATTGGGATCAAAAATACCCATCCGTTTGTGAACGATGAGCTGGCCTTGGCTCACAACGGAATTGTGGATTACACCGGACCGAACAGGAAAAAGATCGGGACTTGCGACAGCGAAGACCTTTTCAATACCTTCACCAAGGGCAAGGGCTGGAAGGAGCTTTCCAAGTATTACGAGGGCTACGCCGCCCTTCTGATTCTACGCAAGGACGGCCATCTTACCCTATATCGGGACGAGACCCCTTCCCTCTATGTGATGCGTTTTAATGGCGGGTTTATTGTCTCAACCAGCAGTTATGACGGCACGGAATTGGTCAAAGCGGTCTTCGGGCAAGTTTCGCAAGCCCCGATCCAGATCAAAGCCAACCATGTAGTCACAACGAAACATGGTGCAATCCTCGACAAGAAGCGGGTCAAACCGATTGCCAGAAAGAGCTACGCCAAAGACCAGTTGTCCCTTGGATACAGCACAACCTTCGACTACCCCAAAAAGAAAACCAAAGGCGGATGGGCGGACGGCGACAGCGAAGACAGCGGTATCGGGGATTACAGCGGGAGCGGGACAGATGCCGACTACCAGAACGGATATGACGAGGGCTACCACGACTCGGTAAACGCCTCTGGCTACTACGAAGACCGAACACAATCCAAGAAGTTCCTCGATGGCTACCAAAAGGGCTACCTAGAGGGCGAAAAGGAGATGGCAAAACTCGATGAGGTGGAAGTTGCCGAGGGAGCCGAGGACGAGGTGGACGAGCTGGAGGTCGCCAGCCCGTAAAAAACAACGGGGGTAATTTAAGTATGACAAATTCAAATAACCTCCAAACCATTCGGAAGAAGCTTGTCGATGCAGTTGTGGAAGTCGGGAGCTGGAACAATGCGATGATCCAACTCTCCCACAAGCCGAGGAAGGACAGGGACACCGAGCTTGTTGAGATGCTTGACCACGCCTACGCCATTCGGGACTACGCCGAGCAGTTGCAAACCCTCCTTCGGGGATACCAGATTCAGAAGGACAAGGTCATCCAAGCGATGGAGATGGCAATATGATCCCCTTCGACACGCTAAAGGGGTGGGTCAGACAGGACTTGACCGAGCTTTCCAAGCTTGGGAGCCGGTTTGCGGACGATGCCGTCAGGGCGGTGGACTCTGGAAAGTATGACGATGTTATCGGGGATTTTGGAGGCGGGAGTGTCACCGACTTGTCCGACCTAATCATCTCACTTGAGGAAACACGCTAGGTAATTCTTATATGAACGACCTAACAGACGACACGAAACTGAATTGTGCGGGCGAATTTATGACGGCCTGCGAAAACTCCCACCAACTCAGCCAAGCAGTTTCAATTCTGTCTTCCCTGCTTGATGACGGACTTGTGGGCTTGGAGTTTGTGGAAAACATCGCCGATGCCTTGGCTTACTCGATTGAACAGGCAAAAGAACACTACAAGGACATAGAAGATCAAGAGGATCGGGAGAATCTTCAGAGCGAGACACTAAACGGAATCCTTGAGTTTTCCCACGCCTACCTAGCCAAGACTTACGAGAAGAAGGTTGGGAGGGCTTAAAAACATTATGAGTAATTATTATATGCAAATCAAAGAAACCAAAGAGCAACTATTAGACGGCAGAATCAAAGTCGTCCGAACCATCAGAAAACCAAACCTATCAGTTGTCGATATTGTGACCTACGAGGGGGCAAGAAAATGAGCAAGTCAAAGACCCCAAAAACCGATGTTAGCGACAGGCTTCTGACCTTTGTATCGGGATGTCTTGGACTTGCGGGGAGCTTTCCAGAAGGCCGAGTGAGCAACGCCTTGGCTGATTCACTCCTAAAGCCATCCGTTGCCTCTTATTTTCGCCACGGAGAGGCGGAAGGCTCGCCCTCGGCCAAGGAGTTTACGGAGAAATTTCGGGAAGTCTTGAAGGAGCTACGCACAACCCGCAGGGCTTTGCAGATGATTCAGAAAACAGCCGTGAAAGGATTGATATCGCTGGGTGACTCCTGCGACTTGGATTCGGTAAAGGACTTGCTTGAGCAAGCGGACGAGCTTGTGAGGACTTTCTTCCAGTCGGTCAGAGTCCTCGAAAACAAGGTGGGTAATTGAATTATGAAGCAAAAAACCAACCGACAAATCTTCAAACAGGCGATTCAAAACTTGGACGACATCACGCTGGCCATCCTTCGGGAGAGGATTCTCTCGATCACCGAGGCCACGCTTCGGGACAAGGAGGAGGTCAAGAAGCAGATGACTGGCTCCTTCTTCAATCCCGACAGCTGGATTGGGTTTATTGAGAAGATTCACGAACAATTCAAATTCGAGAACAGCGGAAAGTTCTTTTTCAACACGCCCACCACAAAGGCCGGATGAGCAAAAAAGAAATAGATTACTACGGCGATAAGGACAACTACATCCACCTCAAATTCGGGGATTGCAGAAAAGCCTACAACTTCACAACGGAGTTCAAAAAGGCACATCCAGAATTTGCGGAAAAATATAAGCGATATTGGGATTGGGAGAATGGGGGCTTTGAAGACTTCAAAAATCCCTTCCAAGTGGTGGCTTATGCCTTCAAGAAAAACATTCCAGTTCGCTTTTATTACAACTACACGGACGAACCTGCAAAGGGGTATGAGGACATCATCGACTACTTGGTGCGAGAAAACACCTTCGTTCCAGATGCGGGAGCAATCCAAGCCAAAAACTTTAAGGGTAATTAAGGTATGAACCCCAAAATCAAAGAAGCGATCAAAAAAGAATTAGACCCTATTGATGTCGAGCAACGCTATCGGGACTTGCTCGATGAAGTGTATCCAGAGGTCAAAATAGGATACGCAACCTATTCCCCTTCCCAAATCGTGGAAGAGCTTTCTCCCACGGACTTTAGGGTCGGGGTAGCCGACTACACAGGAACCGAGGAAAACCTTACCGAGGTGGACGGCGAGTATTACGACACAAGCGAGGTGGATGAAATCACGGAACGAATCGAGGACGAGGAAGTCAAAACACAAGGCGAAGACCAATGACTTGGGAGGAGCGAGTCACACAACTGGAGGAGCAAGGCCTCACACGGAGCGATGCACAGGGAGCCGTTGATGTCGAAATTCTGGAGGGATGGAGGCCAAGCGATTTTCAGCCGTGGATGTTATGCCAGAAAACAGCCGAGGTAATTAGGGTATGAACAATACAACCACAACCATCACAGACGGCGAAAAAGAGCAGAACAAGCGGATCAAAGCCAACTTGGCAGAGGTGGATTGGACTCACACCTCACTTGAGGAGTTGGAGGATGTTTTCGAGGACAGAGACCCCTTGGAATTCCTTTGATCGGGGAAAACAAGAGAACCCAAGAAACATCCAAGGTAATTAGGATATGAACGAAACCAACCAGCAGATCGCAAATGTCGCCAAGGAAGCGATTGAGAAAATCCTCACCCTTCTGGAAACGACACAAACCCCAACCGAAACCCAAGACCAAGAGACGATTGAACGGCATCGTGAAAGCGTTATCGATAAGGCGGTCGATTCGATCCTTGAGGATTCGAGCCAGATTAAGGACGACATCGTGGACAAGGTCGCCGACTCGATCGACAACTCCGACATAAGCGACTCCGTTTATGACCGCCTCGATGTTGACGACATTGTCAGCGGGGTGGCCGAGCGGATCGATGACGATGAGGTCGCCCAGAAGGTGGCCGAGAACCTCGACACCGATTCGACAGAATTCTACCGCAATCTTGCAAAGGGCTTGCTGGAGGTGATTAGGGAGGAGGCGAAAGTATCCGCCTAAACTTGGGGGATCGGGGTGGGAGGTGACTAACCACGCCCGAAAAACGCCAAGGGTAATTAAAGCATGAACAACCTAACCGAAATCTACTGGATGCTTGAAAACTGCACGGATGAAATCAATCGGGTCGATGCCTTTGACCGACTCTTAAACGAGATCGGAACCTCGACACGAGTCCACCGCACGATTGGGCGGGTGGAGGAGCTGGCCATAGGGGTCGAATGATGAGCGTATTATCACAGGACGCTTGGAAATATGCCGAAGGCGACCCGAGACGAGACCTTTTTCCCAGTAAATGGGACAACGAACTCCCCCCGAAGGAATGGCAGTCGATCCTGCTCCCCCAAGGCGGGGAAAAGGGGAATCCCAAAAACATCACAGGTAATTAAGACATGAGCAAAAAACACTTCGAAAAACTGGCCGTAATGGTCGCCAGCATCAAAGACCAGATTGAAAAGGAAACGATGACCGAAAGAATGATCGAATTCTGTAGGGAAATGAACCCCAACTTCTCCCCCTACCGATTTAAAGAGGCAGTCAACGACCTCTCTTTAGGAGTCCGCCCTTGCGGATTCTCCAAGGCAACCTTTGAAGGGATTGCCCGCAAATGATCCCCCAAGTCGATCCCCCTTGGAAATGGGGCGTTTATACTGGGAAGGGAGTCGCCGAACCTCCAAAGCCTCGCACACGCGAAGGGGGGGAGGTAAACCCCGACTGGACTTGTGAGGAGCGAGGGAACGGAGTTGTCTTGAGTAGTTTTTCAAAAGGGAACCCTACCGAAAAACAGACAGGGTAATTAAGGTATGCAAACATTCACCAAGTCAGCATCAAAGAAGTCAGTCAAAGAGTTTGTCAACGAGGCGAAGCGGGTGGGCTACTCTGTAAAGGGTGGCATCAGTAAGGCCAAGCTTGAGGTCTTTACCGATGAATGCGAACAGCATCCCGCAGGGGAGCTGGTCTTTAAGGCAATCGCCCCCTTCCCTAATTCGAGCTTCTGGCTGATGACATTCAACGCCGAGTATTGGAAAGAGGGAGCCACAGCGACAGCGTAGGCCACCCCGACCCACCCCCGAAATCGGGCTCTGGGTCACTAGCGGGTAGCGGAATAAAAAAAAGTATGGGACCCACCCCTCCCCCACCAAATTTTTTTACAGGGTCATGGGGCCCCCTTACCCACCCCCAATATCTTTAAGGTCACAAATTGTGACCACCCCCCTGCAATTATTTTTGCGTATCCCCCGCCGGGGGGTATGGGAATTTAATGAGGGCATTAGTGATTGATCCTTGCTGCCAGCCTCAGATTTATGAGGAGACGGTGACGGGCTCGACCAAGGGGATTGTGGAAATCCTGCGTGGTTCGCCCGAGCCTGTCCGGATCAATGACAATGAAATCATGTATGTGAACGAGGAGGCCCTGATGGACAGCGATTGCTTGGGTGGGTTTATTGTGATGGAAAAGGGCGAGGACGACATTTTGGTCATGAAGCGGTTTATTGGGCGGGCGGTGATCCTTGGGATTGGCAAGACCGGCAGGACCAAGTCGACCTCGCTGCAGCTTTTGGATTTAAGCCGGCGGGTATGTGTGCTGCCGGGCAAGCGGGTTGGGCCCAAGCTTTTCAAATGAGGCTGGCTTTGGCTTGGATCCTTTATTTTGCCGGGGACGTCGTTTCCAAGACGATATTGCGTCTGGGTATCGGCTACGGGATCTACAGCTGGCTGATGGGCAAATCCGTGGATCTGGACGACAAGGACCGTATATGGAAGCCGGTCGCCAAACGCTAATGGCCTTCTTTGCGCCGTAAAAATGCCTTAAAATTCGGTTCGCCTCCGGATAGGGTCAGGACAGCACCCCGCCCCTCTCAAGCCCATTATAGGCCTTTATAAGCCTATTAGCTGACATTATAAATTGACCATGCTTGGTCGAATAAGCTTGACCACTAGACCACGTCCCCTCCCCTGTACCCCACCCCGCTTTAGCGGGTAGCCATAACGCAAAAGCAAAGTCTCTTCATTGATTTTCAAATTAAAAATTGAGTCGTCGTTTACGCGTACACGGCAACTTCATATAGCGTTGGAGTGATGAGAAAGGGAAAGGAGAGCCAAGGAGGCAAAGTCAGGGATGGGGGTTCCAAGGGGGAAGGGAAACAGCTAGGGTAATTGCATTCATGAAAGCCATACTGATCGACCCTCAAGGGAAACCGCCCGTCAGCGAAATCGAAGTCGAAAATGAATTGGAGCCGCTCCAGAAAATGGTCGGCGGCTATCTGGAGGCCCACCGGCTGGAAGGCGGCGATGTCCTCCTTGTGGACGAGGAGTGGACCATGAAGGCCAACCCAAACTTCAAGGGAAAGTTCACCCTCGGCCGGTTCACCTTTGGCGGCCGGGGCCTGATCGTCGGATCCAAGGGCGACAATTTCACCGCACCCAAACTCAACCTTCTGGCCGCCTCAAGCTTGGTTAATATACATATTAGTTAAACTTATCGTCATTCAAGTGTCACGAGTGTCCCAAGTGTCACGAGTGTCTTTCACTAAAAAGATAAAAATACCCAAGCGTCACAAGTGTCACAGGGCGTACTGGAGGCTAGAGGAAGCTACAAAGTGTGTTGTGACAGCGTGACACTCGTGACAGACGTGACACTCGACTTAAAAACACGGCGGGTAATTGGTGTATGAACGCCGGCATCTACATCAGAGTATCCACCGAAGACCAGCACACCGACCTACAAAAACAGGAGCTTATCGCCATCGCCCAAAAGCGGGATTGGCAATACGCCATTTATGAGGATTTCGCCATGTCGGGGGCCAAACAGGATCGCCCCTCCCTCGCCCGCCTCCTTGGGGACTGCCAGTCCGGGGCCATCCAAGTCGTCCTAGCCTACAAGCTCGACCGCTTGGGCCGGTCCACCCAGCACCTCGCCGGCATCATCAACACCCTCTTGGAGTGCAACGCCGGCCTCTGCGTCCCGTCCCAAGGCATCGACACCTCCGCCGGATCCATCAACCCCGCCTCCAAACTCCAGCTCAACGTGCTTGCCGCCGTGGCCGAGTTCGAGCGCGACCTCATCCGCGAGCGCACCAAGTCGGGCATGAAAGCAGCCAAGGCCCGTGGCATTCATGTCGGCCGGCGCGCCACCTACACCGAAGACCATAGAAATGTCGCACGAAAACTTTTGTCTTGCGGACCCCTCACCCTCAAGAAACTTGCACCCATGGTCGGACTACCCATCACCACGACTTGGAGGATGCTGAAAACCTTATGAATATTTTGCTCGATATCCCAGCCCAGCCAAAAGACATCGACCTTCTCGGTCTTTTGATGCTCCCGATTTTTCTCATTTTGGCCGCGCTTTGGGTTTCCCAAAAATGAGCGTCAAGCGTCTTACCTACTTGGATGATGTTCTTGCCTTTGCTTCCGAAAGGATTCGGACCATCCGGAAAGGCTGGAGCAACGCAGAAGAACGGGCCAACAGGGACATTGTCGCCCACATCGACTTGGCCAGCCAAATCACCAAGGAGCTTCTCCGGCGGGCCAAAACATTTCAAAAACGCGACATGGAGGTTAAGAAAAAATGAAGTTTGAATGCGAAACAGCCGAGCTTGGCAGATATGCGTCCGAAAAGGTCCTGAAGGACGGGCTTTCCCAGATGACCGAGGCCAACATGTCTCTTTTTGCGGAAAACCAGATTTTACGCTCCCGACTCGACCGGATGGCCGAATACCTTCGCCACGTTTCCATGCTCCACGAGGAACACGAAACAGGCGGGGTAATTGGTGCATGAAACAAATCATCGCATCCATCCTGATCGCAACCGCAACCACCCAAGCCCAGCAGTCTTTCTGGCCGAAGGACATGCAAGTCATGTTCGAGGGCCGGGAATACGAGCTGTCTGCCACAGACGAACGAAAGCTTATTTGCCGTGTTCATAAATACATGGGTGGCCACATGTACGAAGTGGAGTTGCCCAGAAAATTTAACTGGGTCGGGGGCGGTGGAACCGTCAGAGGCACACGCCAAGGCGAGCCGGTGTATCAATATGAAACCGACCCCAAGAAGCGGATTATCTTGAACATCTCGACTTGGGCCTCGATTCGCGAGCTCCATGTGGACTCACGCATGACTAGGGAGAAAAGGGAGACCTACGCCCACAAGGAAAACTGGGAGTCCATCGACAGGACATACGGCTCGGCCTCATGGAAATAGAACTCAGCAACTACAAGTGGCCACAGGACGACTTCTCTACATGGAAATTTGCAATTCAGGAACACAATAGGTGGAAGCCATATATGGTCATCATAACCAGAACATTTCCGGTCGGAGATTTTGATTTTGAGAAACCATCCATCAGCGAGCCACATCGCATTTACAAAACAATGCGGGGATGGAGGGTTTTTTACACGGGAAGGATTGCCCCGGACATTACCGAAATGCGGTCGGTGATGAAGTACGACGGCGCGGACCCCGACTACATCAAGGTTCTTGGGAAATCAAAATACTACACCGCAAGACTGACCCCCAAGATTGATAAATTATGCGCCGATGTCTTTGTCGGCGGAGACGTTGGCGTTGTCTCTTTTTTGTCTGAAAAGGGAAAAAGATTGCCGGAATGGTCGGCGTTTATCGACATCCACGACAAAATGACAAATGCCACAAACGCCCAAAGGCTTGTATGATTACCCAGCTAAACCCAGAGGTTTGGATGATGACCCCCAAGGGCGAGGGCTTGGCCTTTCTTGTCACCGACTACGGCCTAGACCACAACAAAGTCTTCACCGTCCTGCTCCAGTCCGGAGACATTCTTGATTTTGACCTTAAGGACTGTCGCAGATGCGAGAACGCAACATACGGCCTGACGGAAATGCCCAAGCCCCCTGCCCCGCACTATCCATGAGCTGCGAAATCGAGCTTAAGCTAATCACGGGGATCCCCGATTCAGCAAAAATAAAAACTATAGATATCCAGCATGGAGATATTTCCATGACAACAAGAACACCGGACCTCGACGAGGGCGACGCATAAGCAGATAAAGAAATTGCGAACAGGGCATGGTTAAGCACCTTGACGACATGCCCAAAACCAACGAGTACGCTGGCCCAACGGTAAAGGACCGCTCTTGGGAGGCCTATGACAATTGGGCGAAGAAAAACCCAAAAGAAGCGGCGCTTAATCTTACATCCATGCAGGACGACCCAAGCTTTCGAGAACACGCTTACGGCAAGGAATATATCGACGCAGTCAATAAGCAGAAAAAGAAGGAAATGGAAACTTTTAACAAAAAGGTAAAATAAAATGCCCTCCAAAGTATTCAGCAAAGGCGACATGATGGACAACCTCCCGCAGAAAACCTCGATGGGTGGCGGCGGAACTGCCGACTCCTATCGCGGACCCAGCGCCGGCGACATCAAGGCGTATTACAAGGGCTTTAATGAGGGGGTTCGCAAGGTTGAGGGCGACATCTTCAAGAGCCAATCCAAGGTTGGGAAAGCCGCCGTCCCGGCGATTGCGGCCACGATTGGGTATACCGGCTACAACATGGTCAAGGCGACCAAAGCCGCCAGCGAAATGGAAAACAAAAAAAGCCGAACGGAATACGCAAAGAAGGCTAAAATGGCCGACAAGCCCCCAAAAATTAACCTTCGTAAGGCCTACGAGGAATAATGTCAAACGCACCGTACTTAACTGGAGCGCTAGCCCAGCTTCCGGCAGTAGTGCTTCCACTCGCGGCAAAGGAGGACAAGAATCAGAAGGGAGTTCCCGATGGATACGCCCCGCTGGACTCGAATGCCAAAGTTCCGGTAGCAAATCTTCCCGACCAGACATCGCTGGACGCCGAGGTGGACGCAAAGGTTGCGACTCATAACTCCAGCACAACCAATGTTCATGGCATAGCCAACACCGCAAACCTTGTTCTTACAAATGATTCACGGCTTGCAGATTCAAGACAACCTACGGCCCACACTCATACTAAGTCAGAGATAACCGACTTTACTCACACCCATGCCGTAGCAGATGTAACCAATCTTCAAACATCCTTAGATACAAAGTTCCAGACTAACGTGGCGGTTCAAGATGTAACCATTAACAATTTTTTAACTCCGTACACAATACCTTCTGCAAGACTTAGTGCTTTTAGAATTTTCTTGGGAACCGAAGCGAACAGCGGAGTTGTCCGACTTCCAACAACAGCTAATGTTGGCGACAAGGTCTTTATCTTGATTGGTTTTTTGGGTTTTACGGGGGGTATTGGCAAAGGTGTTGAAGTGCAGAGTCAACAACTTGCTGGGCCACCACCGCCCTCACTTCAATGGGTGCAAATCAAAGCATGGCAAGCCAATACCGCCAATGGAGGAATCTTTAATCAAAAAGTCTGCTTTGAGTACAATGGGACGACTTGGGATATAGCATTAGATTGGACAGCCTTCAGACCTCCAACGCCAGAACTAATTGGCGCAGTATCTACGGGTGACTTCCGCCTTACAAATAGCAGAGCACCTACTGCCCACAAATCTTCTCACGCAACGGGGGGCACGGACGCCATAACGCCATCCGACATTGGAGCACAGCCAGCGGGGTCTTATGCAGCCGCAAGTCACACTCATGCAATCTCGGATGTAACAAATCTTCAGACCGAACTAAACAATAAGCAAGCCAGCGGAACTTATGCCACTCTTGTTGGCGGGAAGGTTCCATCCGACCAGCTCCCTAGCTATGTGGACGATGTTTTGGAATTTGCCAACAACTCCGCATTCCCGGCAACTGGTGAAACTGGGATAATTTATGTTTCGCTCGCAACCAACAAAACATTCCGCTGGTCTGGCTCTGCCTATATTGAAGTCAGCTCAAGCGAGGTGACGTCTGTAAATACCAAAACTGGAACAGTCACGCTCACCGCGAGTGATGTTGGCGCGCCGTCCACAACTGACTCATCGGTTACGCATTTGCGGTCCGGTCCGAACAATGTTTATGTTTCTTCGACTGCGCTTGCTTCCGCATCTCTTTCTGGCGGACAAAACACGGCAGTAGGCGCTAGTGCGCTTGCTTCCAACACCACGGGAGAAAGTAACACCGCCGTCGGGACAAGTGCGCTTAGCTCTAACACCATAGGATTAGGCAATACGGGGGTGGGGACGCTTGCTCTTAACTCAAACACCACGGGGAATGCAAATTCCGCTTTTGGGGTAAGTGCCCTTCGGCACAACACCGTCGGCGCAGGCAACACGGCCGTCGGGACAAGTGCCCTCCAAAACAATACCGCGTTAAACAACACGGCCGTCGGGGTTTCCGCACTTCAATCCAACACCACAGGATCAAGTAACGCCGCTGTTGGCGCAAATGCGCTTCAAAACAATGATTGGGGAGTCAATAATTCAGCTTTTGGCAGTTCAGCACTTGCCGCAAGCAACGCCTCAGACAATTCAGCCTTTGGCAGGAGCGCGCTTGCCGCCAACCTTTCTGGACGATTTAATGTAGCAGTCGGTGGATATGCGCTTAAAAGCAACACAAGCGCAAACGCCAACACCGCCTGCGGCGAGCAGGCTCTTTCATTTAACCAGACAGGCGCGAGCAATTGCGCAGTTGGACAAGCCGCAATGCTTAACAATGTGTCCGGCGCAAGCAACTCGTCTCTTGGCGCCGGGTCACTTCAAAGCAATTCTACAGGCTCAAATAATGTAGCCATTGGATTGAATGCAGGGTTGACCATTACTACTGGTGGCGAAAACACGATTGTTGGCACATCCGCGAATACAGACGCAAACAACAGAAGTAGGTGCGTTGTGCTTGGGGCAAATGCCACTTCCGCCAATGTAGATGGCTCGCTGTCCATCGGCGGTTCCGGCGGAAACGCAATGACTGGACTAATAACTTCGTCTAGTCCAACGGATTATTTAAGGCTTTGGTTGAACGGGACCGAATATAAGGCTCCGATACAACTTGGAAGTGCAACAGCAACAGTTGTTTTGAATAACGATAGCCGTCTACGGGCTATCCCAGCCGCTGTCCCACCAGTATCACGGTTTGGTACGGGGACTGTTGGCAGAATCTCAAACGGCCTTTCGGCTGGGGGCTCCATCAATATTCCCGCAAACACCATGAGTGTTTTCCCAATTTACTTGCCTCAGGCAATCTCGGTTGTCGCCATAAGCCAAAGAACGTCTGGCACAACAGCGAATTGGCCCGGAACTCAGGCCGCGATTTCCTATACTTACAGGTTTTATTCGCATGGATTAGACAACATGCCGGGAGCTGCGCTTATTGGTAACAGCACTTTTGGAACTCCGGCAAATATAGGAACAAACACAAACTGGACAATTGATACATCTGGTGGCGGTGGATTTTCCTTGCCGCAAGGCTGGGTATGGATGGGTATTTCCCCGATGGGGACTGCAATGGAAATCGCCGGCATTAGCACAACCAATCTTTCTCTCGAGGGAATGATGTTTTCAAAATTAACTGGAGTTGGATTAAACCAGACAAGCACATTTAGTTCTTTTGCAACAGGAATAGCGACTGGCGGGATGCCGCCAGACACGCTGGCCGACAGAACGGTGGATCTGGCTGCAACAACCGCAAGCCAGTCCACCCTAAGGACCAGAGTGGGGGCACCAATGGTATGGCTCCACTACGCATAAAGATGAGACAGGAAAGAAGTTGGGCACAAAAAAACCGGAAACCCTTGCCTTGCCGGCTCACGCCGGCAGGGCTTTTTGGGTTTTTTGTTTTGAAGACCTCAAACCAGAAGGAGATCACATCAATCTCTGCTGATGTCCCTGCGACATAGACCTGCCTCAACCCTTTATGAGTCGTGAAAAGAAAATTATGTCCGCGCTTCAATACCTCTGGGACGAGGGCTTTCTAAAGCTCTGGGTGCAGGACGGAGAGGCAAGAGTGGCTCTTACAACAGAGGTTGAGGAAGCGCATGAGGCAATCCGGTCAAAATTTGCAATTAAAAAGGATTCGGCTGACTGGTGGAAAAATGAAACGAAAAAATAAAGCCAAGTCTTTGTCAGAAAAACGCAGGCTAAACCCAAACTTCGGAATGTGGAAGACTGCGCCATACGGACCCCCGGTTAAAAAATGGCCGAAAAAGAAATAACGCTCGAAACTGTTCAGGCTATTGCCAGAAAAGACTTTCTCGTTTGGTGGGAGACATGCACAAGGATCCTGAACAAGGATGCCAAGCTAATTGCCCCGCGAGCCAATTATCTTCAGAGACGAGCTTCTGAAATTGTTAAATGGCTGCAAAAAAACAAGCACCCTGTTCGACTGGTTGTGCTTAAACCAAGACAGATGGGGTCTTCCACGATCACATCTGCAATTATCGCCCACTTTCTTAGGTCAAACCCAAACACCACGGCATGCCTTCTCGGAGACGAGCTTGATACATCTCAAAACCTATTAAACATGGTAAACCGGTATGTTGAGAACGACATACTGGATTGGGGGCAGACCTACTCCCAGAGTCGTGGAGAATTCAGCAACGGAAGCCGGCTTGTCAAGGAAACGGCCAATGATCCGGGCGCTGGACGATCCATGACCCTGCAAGCCCTGCTCTGCTCTGAGGTTGCCCACTACCGAAGGGCCGGGGAGCGTTCCGGGGAAAAGGTTCTGCTGGCAATTCGAAACTGCGTCCCCTCCTCTCCCAATACTATTGTCATAGAGGAATCCACCCCGAATGGGGCCGGTGGGGCCTTCTACAACACTTGGCAATCAGCCGTTGAGTTCGAGGATTTTAAGAAAGGCATCATGGGCAACGGGTACATCCGCGTGTTTGCCGCTTGGCATGATTTCGATGAAAATGTTGCCCCGTCCGACGACATTACCCTGACGTTCAGAGAGCAGGAGCTTAAGGAAAGATTTGAGCTGGACGACAATCAAATTGCTTGGCGTAGGTCTGTTGTAAAACTTAAGTGCGGCGGGGACAGCAAGCAGTTTGACCAAGAGTATCCATCCGACCCAGTTTCCTGCTTCCTTACCTCCGGAAGGCCAAGGTTTGACCAAGATGGGCTATCATTTCAAGAGAAGAACATAAAAGACCCAATCTGTGGGGTTATTGATGTTCCAATGCAAATGACTCGCCCAATCTTTAGGGTAACCGATCCTCAGGAATCATGGGTGTGGCTATGGGAAATGCCCCAAGAAAACGGATGCTATCTTGTTTCGGTCGATTGCATGACTGGGAGCTCTCAGATTTCCGGGAAAGATCCCGACGCGCACTCAGTTTTGGTAATGAAGTCAGGATTCCATGACGCCGGCGGCGTTTATCACAAGCCGAAAGTGGTCGCCAGAGTCAGGCCGCCGTGTCGGGTTGATATTGATGTCCTTGCCGACTTTGTTTTGAGGCTCTCCTCTTTCTACGGAGGATGTCTCATTGTTCCCGAGGTTAACGGACCCGGGCTTGCCCTAATTGAGCTTCTCAAAGAGGACGGAGCAAACATCTACCAGCGAGAAATATTTAACCTTCGGGAATCAAAGAGATCGAAGGCCTTGGGCTGGCAAACCACGGACAAGACAAGAAGGATGATTATCGAGGAACTCGCCTCGCAGATCAGGGATCATAACGAAAAGGACAGCGGCATTTTTGTTATGTGTAAAACAATTCTGGACCAACTCAGGAGTTTTGTTGTCTCTGAAAGCGGAAGACCTGAGGCCTCCTCCGGGAAGCATGACGACGATGTGTTGGCATTGGCCATCGGAAACGCAACACTCATGGGGGCAACTAGATACATATCGCCAAGAGCAATAAGGGAAATGCCCAAAGATTTGAGGGACATTTTCCAAACTAGAAAAACGGCATTAAGCAGCTTTAGCTAGCGTATGCGTCGCCTTGTGCGACAAAGATTTGAGATCCCGCCACGGAATGAAAAGTTAAGACATGGCGGAGAAAAAGACCCCCCTTAATACAAAACAATCTCCCGTTGACCGCAGGGCTATTCAAAATGGGCTAATTGAGGCTCGGCCAGAAGCCGAAGATCCGTTTGGTTATGCCGGCCCGGGCATTTACCCATCTGCCGAAGGAGATGCCCTAATGGGGCGAGTTGCCGAAGCGCGAGCGCGGGCAATTTACGAGGCCCACGGAAGAAACGCTAATGCCATCGCCAGAATGAAGCTTGATCCAAGCTATGCAATTGCAACAGCGGCCGGAATTCAGCTTCCCGGGCACGGAATGGTAAATACGTATAATACGCAAACCGGAGGGCTGGTCGGGAATCCCGGAGCTGGTCAACGGCCTGCAGGCTCCGGAGGAGCAAACCCGGCGGCAGACAGGGCGCTTAGGAATAGCATTAGCTATAGGGACGCAGC